CCGGAGCCGTCAGATAGGAAGTGTAGAAAAATCCGTCCGGCAGGTACAGCTCGATCTTGCCATCGCCCAGGGCGTTGTCGATCTTGGCCTTTTTAAGTGCGAGCTCGCGCTTAGTCTTGCCTTTATATGCCAGTGTCAGCGTGATGGCACGCATGCCCCGCGTAGTCGACAGGACATTAAAGCCTGTACTGTTGACGCCCTGATATGCGCTGTTAGATATCGCAGTGCCGGATACCTTAAAGCTCTCGACCAAGGCGCCCACGTTATATATGTCCACGCCGTTTATATACGCCGTGGCCTGCTGTATGTCTCTGGGTGTTATCATCAGCGTGCCTCCCATGCCAGCTGCTCGCCCATGTACCAGGCAGATGCTCTGGCGACCTCTCTGCCGTCGATGACGACCGGCACCTCTATACGTGTCTGACCTGTGCCCGTGATCGATGCAGACAGGTCTGCGGCGTATCCTGCCAGATCCGGCACGTTGTAGTTGATATCACTGTTAAAGCCCATGGCGATGTCACCGGCCAGACCCTCCGCAGCGTCTGCAACCTTGTAGGCGTTGTCCTCTATGCCCTGCGCATACAGGTCGACCATGTCTTTAGGAAAGAGATGGAAGTCAGCAAGAGGACCTTTTTCTGGCTCTGAAAAGCCCAGGAAAGATTTAACCGTATCAGCCACACGCCCGACAGCGTCACCGACGGAGCTGATCATGCCCATGATACCGTCGATAAAGCTCTGGATCATGTCTTTGCCCCACTGCACCGGATCCAGTGACTTTATGCCGTCCCATATTTTATTGATGACCTGCTTACCGTACTCCGGCAGCATGGTCAGCGTATCGCCGATGCCCTTGATAACTGACGATATGATATTCCAGCCAGCCTCGACGATCTTAGGCAGATTCGTCATTATGCCCTTGACCAGCTCTAATATCAGCTGTATCGCCGCCAGGCCGATTTTGGGTGCGTTACGGATGACTGCCTGTATCAGTTTTTCTACAATAACCGGCGCCTTTTCGATCAGCTTAGGTAGGGCATTTATCAGACCCTCAGCCAGTCCGATGATCAGCGCTATCGACGCATCGATCAGCAGATCGACGTTGTCGATCAGCGCCTCCACGATGGTCAGCACGACGTCGACGATCGTAGGTATCAGATCCGGCAGTGCCTCAGCGATACCCATAGCCAGTGCCAGGATCACCTGCAGTCCGGCCTCTATGATGTCGGGCAGCATCTCGATCAGCATCTTAACCAGATCGAGTACCAGCTTAGTGATGGTCGGCATTAGCGTCGGGATCGACTTAATAATGCCCTCCGCCAGTGCCTTTATACACTCGACGCCAGCCTCTAATAATACCGGCAGCGTTTTTTCAAAAAGCTCCGGCAGCTTATCTGCCACTACCGGCGCGAGCTCTGCCACGGCCAGCGCGATGCCCTCTAAAGCCTGTGATATTACTGGTATCAGATTGCCTAAAAACGTCTCCGCACTGTCGACCATGTCGCCGATCAGCTGGCCGATATCTGCGTCAGGGTTAGCCAGGCCTGCGGTCAGGTTAGTCCAGGCGGCCTGCATCTGCGACAGCGAGCCCTGCAGCGTGTCGCTGGCCTCCTGTGCCGTCGTGCCGGTGATACCCATCTCCTCCTGCACGACATGTATAGCCTCGACGATATCGCTGTAGGAGCTTATATCATACTCGACGCCGCTGATCTTCTGCGCCTGATCCAGCAGCTCCTGCATGCCCTCTTTAGTCCCGGCAAAGCCCAGCGCCAGGTTGTCGAGCATGGTAAAGTTGCCACGACTAAAGCCCCTATATGCGTTCTGCACGGCCTCCATGTCCGTGCCCATTTTGTTGACATTGTCGGCCATGTCTGTGATCGACATGTCCATCAGACGTGCGGCCTCTGCCTGGTCGCCGTCGAGTGAATTGATCAGAGCAGCGGCTGACTGTATGGAGGTCTCCATATAGTCATTCATAGACATGCCGGCAGTCTTAAACGCCTTTTCCGCGTTCTGCATGACTGCGTCGGCGCTGTCACCGAATAGCGTCTCTATACCACCGGAGAGCTGCTGAAAGTCGCCGTATGCGTCCGATGCTGTCTTTACCAGACTGATGACTGCAGTAGTACCTGCAGCGACCGCTCCGATCGCGGCCTTGCCGACGCCTGCTGCGATGCCTTTAGCCGCAGAGCCGAACTTGCTGGATAGTTTTGATTCTGTTTTATTGACCTCGTTATCGAGCCCGCTGTCATCCAGCTCGACTTTATACTTAACGGCACCGACATCGCTCATTGTTTAGCCCTCGCCTCCATCAGCTCAAACAGGCCAGCCAGCCCGTGCTGGAAGTCCCGCTCTGATCCCTGTAGTGCATAGATCGCTTTTAGCCTGGTCAGCTCTGCGATCTGTTTAGCGTTATGCTTATCTGCCACCGGGATCTCTGCCGACCGGATCCCGATTATCTCTGCCATTTTTGTGCCCTTTGGCAGGCCTTGCAAAAGCGCTTGAAAGCGCAGGATGTGCATACTTTTATCCGCATACAGGTTTATGCCGTAGGCCTGCTGAAAGCTCGCGCAGATATACGGCCAGTCCTGCTCGATATCCATATACTTAGGGCCGTCCGGAGGTTTTGGCCGGTTATCTTTTAGCAGATCGTATATAGCCCGGATCAGTTCCGGATCTGCCGGCGCCTCAGGACCGATAAACAGATCCACGATCAGCCTGATCTGCTGCATACCTGTCAGCCTGTCGTCGCCCAGTATGTCAGCGGCAGCAAAAAATACCGGATACGACAGATCGACGGCATACGTCTGGCCGTCATACTCGACTGCGTCAGGCAGTCGGTCGTATGGCTTCATTTTCTGCCTTTTATACTCTGATACTGGTGCATGATGCGCTGCTGCGCCTCGCTGACTTTAGGCGCGATCACGTCATTGATAAAGGGCGCGACGTCTGCCAGCATCTCCGTATATGCGCCATCATAAAAGTCGATCAGCTGCTTAGCCTGATCGTCTCCAAAAATGACACTAAAGACGTTAAGGATCGCGACGCCCAGCGCCTCGACCTTTTCCTCAGTCATACCCTTACGCACGGCCTGCTGTGCTTTTGTCAGCTCGCCTGCGACCTGCAGGTACCTGCGCAGGATAGTGTCGACATTAAGGTCGACGTGTAACTGTAGCTTTTTGCCGTTGTCGTCAAGCTCCAGGTCCTCGACGACATGATTACGAGTTATCTGATACATAGTTGACTCCCCCTTTTACTAAAATAGGGGAGCCCCCGGAGGGGCTCCCCATTTTATCATCCGCCTTATACCGATCAGGTCGCAAAGGCTGTGATGACCACGCTACCGGTGACGGCTGCGATACTGATCGACCCGTCGGAGTCGTCGTATGCCGTCGCCGTGATGTCAGTGCCGCCCATAGTGATGACAACAGACGATATCGTCAGGCCGGTGCCTGCTGTCAGCGTGCCGCTGTATGCGTCGCCACTGTCGACACTTACTGCGGTATTGCTGTTGGTTACACCGGTCAGATTGTTGGTGATGCTGTACGCTGTGGGTGCGTTCTCCCAGGCGTCGCCCAGGAACGGTGCACCGTTAAAGCGCATCTCCACGCTGATAGCAGACCCGTCAATCGTGCCGCCGCTGACGTCTGACATGTTGGCAAAAGTCACGTTTGCGCTGACGACCGACTTAGTCCCGTTTTCTGCGGTCCTTGTCAGTCTGAAGTGCGTGTCGCGCTTGCTCATCAGCTCGTACTTTTTGCTGAACATGTAATCCTGCGCAGGGTCACCGATCACACGCACACCGGCGAAAGTCATCGACGGCGCCATGCCGGTTACATAGTTGACGCCATGCCCTTTGCCGCAGAGGAAAAAGTACTGCTGTACTGTCTCGTTCATCGCTTCACTGATGTTATTAAACCCAGCGCAAAGCGACGCCCACGTACGTGCAGGACCCTGCGGCGTGATATCGATCTCTGCCTCGTACTTATATACGGGCACGATCTCAGGCTTGACGTAGTTAGCCACGTCTATAGCACTTGCCATAGCTTTAGTCCTTCCTCCAGTAGAATGTGACATCGAACGACGACCCGCAGATCCACTGGCTATTCTGCTCACGCCCGATAATCGACGGCGCTGACGTGGTCGCTATATCCACGACCTGACAGTCCTCCGTGCTGATGTCTGTGTAGTTGGTTTTTCTCGTCAACGCCGCGTGGATCTCTGTCAGATCCGACAGCAGCGTCATCTGGTTAGGATGTTTACCATTAAGCACACAGGGCAGGCGATATATCATGCCCTTGTCCAGGTGCGTGTCTATAGGTGCGCCCGGTCCCTGTATCATGCAGATACCACTGTCCGGCGGATCAGATCCAAAAACGACCTTAGCGTACGGCTTTACCTCGTCATCGATCAGATCCGCTATATTCTGCAGCACCCCGTCGATAAAATTGCTCATTTTAGCCCTCCGCTAAACTTCTTTTGTGCGATCTTTTGCCACCGATCACCGTACTGCGCTCTGGCTGCCTCGACCCACTGCTTACCTGTACCCGGCGTCGTATACCGGGATACCTTATGCGATCCATCTGCACGCACGCCATACCACTGATACAGCGCATAGACTGCGTCCCATACCAGATAGATCGATCCGTTTTCACCTCTGACCAGCTTGCCACTCTCGCGCAGGTTGCCGGCGCTCTGGCTGGATCCTGCACTATACGGCACAAACTTTTCACAGTCTGCCAGCATCTGCTCCGCCACGGCATACGCCGCCAGCTCTGATGCCTTGCCGATCACGTTCTTAAACTTTTGCCTGTCGGTCTTTACAATTACAGCCATATCACACCAGCCCCAGCTCCCAGTGATGCGTGCGTGTAGCAGGTACGTCAGGCGCACCGTCTACATTAAGCACTGCATAGTTACCGGTTAAAGTCCCGGAGGCGTCAAACACGTCGACCCTCATCGTATCGCCTGCTGCCAGCGACTGCTGCTGCAGTGCGTACAGATCCAGCGCAGGCGTCGACCGCCTGCAGTCTACAAACAGCACGCCCTTAAGTTGCACCTCTGTGTTATCGGATCCCTTTAACGTATCCGTGGACCCCTGCAGATGCACATGCGCCACCTCGTACGTGTCGTACTTTTTCTCCTGGTATCTGTCAATACTTTTGACCACATAAAACTTAGCATTGTCGTGCAGCATCCTCTGTGGTATAGGTGCCAGACTCATTAAAACCACCCCCGCAAAGCAGGCCACGGCTCCGGTGCCGTATCGACCTGCGGATTAAGCAGACCTGTCTGCTCCAGATAGACATATACTGCCGGCGCTATCATGGAGGCCGCGCCTGAGGCTGCTTTTGTACTGGATCCATTAGTCACGCTGACCTTGCCAGTCGTAAAGCCTCCGCCTGCCTCCTTGCCGTAGGAGGCCACCCCGACGCCATACTCATACAGATAGTCTATCTGTGCGCAGATGACCATCTTAACAGCATACAGGACAGCCTCCGGGAGGGAGGCCGCCTGCTCTGCTGTCTTGCGTATCACACTTAGCACCAGCATCTCTGCCCGTGCCTCGTACCGCGGAAAGTCATCTGCAGAGACTGGCTCGCCCAGGTACATATCCGTATAGGTGTTATAGTCTACCAGTCCCATGATGCCCTCCTTAGGCCTTTGCGACGATCGTAGCGTTGCCGCCTGCGACCACGAAGCCGGTCTCCTTGTTGACCAGGGCGACGGTGACATACTTGCCGGTCGTCTGGCTGGCAAGTGTGAACTCCGTGCCGGCCTGCTTGACCCAGGTGTTACCGGCGGTGAGTACAGCGCCATAGGTCAGCGATACAGCTGCACTCTGGCCGCTGGTCGCATACAGCTCAAAGCCCTCCGGGATCATGCCGCCAGTCAAGAACTGATCGCCAGACGCATTGATGACGGTGTCACCGCTCGCGCCGGTACCAGCCACAGATGTGACAGCAAAGCTGCCGATAGCCGGTGCGCCCTTGAACGCAAACACGCCGCCCTGTCTCTGCATCAGGCAGAACACGTCGTAGTAGTAGCGCTCATAGTACAGATACTTGCCCTTGGTCTGCGCAGAGGGTGGGCTGATCATGGCAGTGTCGTACACGATAGGCGCCGCGATGCTCATGCTGTCATACATAAGCATGCCGATCTGAGATGCACCGGCAGCGACTGCCCAGCCGCTCGTGAAGTCATAGGCTGACTGCATCAGGTCAGACGGGATCTCCTCGATCAGCACGCCGTCGAGCTTGCCGACGTTTCTGTCGACGTTGCGGATACCGCCGGTCACGTCGATAAAGCGAGTGATGCCGGCCGCCTCTTTGAGGAGCTTGTATACGGCAGGGATGACCTTTGCGCGTACGCGGTC